AAGCTGGGTGGGGTAACTCCTCATGGACGCTAGATCCAACATCTTCGCACATACTAGAGCAGATGAGCTGCTGCGAAACTGGCGTCTAACACCGGCTACCTTGGCTTACAAGATGACAAGGGGTGCATGGATCCCCAAACCTTTCCTTCTCAATGTTTCCCTGAAAATCGCCCAGACTATTGCTAGAGGTGGTGGACGGCTGATTGTTTCATGGCCCCCCCGTCATGGAAAATCTAAGCTGATCACCATCAATACGCCGCTCTGGGTAATGGAGAACTTTCCTAACAAGCAAATTGTGATCTCATCCTACGGTGCTGACCTATCTACTGACTTCGGACGTGAAATTAGAGACATTCTGACAGATCCTGACAATCAAGACCTGCTAGATTCCCGCCTTAGGAAGGACTCTAAGAGGCTCGCTAAGTTCCAGATGGAGTCTGGTACCTCTATTACGTCAGTAGGATTGGGAGGACCTATTACAGGTAGAGGTGCTGACGTTCTCCTGATTGACGATTACATCAAAGAGATCAAGGAGGCGATGTCTCAAGTACACAGAGACTATGTGTACAACTGGTTCACTACCACTGCTATGACCCGTCTAGAGCCTGGTGCCACAGTGATCATTGTGGCTACCCGCTGGCATCGTGATGACCTTATCGGGAGGCTCTTAAAGAACTTCCCAGGTGAATGGGAACACATCTGTATCCCAGCCCTAGCCAAAGCAGATGATGCTTTTGGTAGACAACCTGGCGAACCACTCTTCCCAGAAAGGCAGTCCTTAGAACGCCTGGAGGAGATGCGGCGTCTCCTAGGTAGTTTCTTCTTTAATGCCATTTATCAGCAAGATCCTCAGTCCGAAGAGGACAAACGAGCGCATGCAGCCTGGCTGAAACCCACTAAGGAAATCAACCGTAGAGAGACCTTAATGTGGGTCCGTAGCTGGGACCTTGCGGGCACCTATGGTGATGGTGACTACACATCTGGCATGCTGATTGGGTATGATCCTCAAACCCGTATCACCTATATTGACAACATCATCCGCAAGAGGATGGGTGCTAAAGACACCAAGATGTTCGTTAGAAGCACTGCCGAGCTAGATGGTGTACACACACCCATTGTGATAGAGCAAGAGCCTGGCAGCTCTGGCAAGGCTGTAATTGAGCACTATCGTAACGACCTTCTACCTGAATACCGGGTGTTCAGTGACCTCACTACGAAGGCAAAATATGTCCGTGCACATCCTGTGCTAGCCGCTGCTGAAGCAGGTAAGGTCTATTATGTAGACAATCAGGCTTGGAATAAGCCCTTTCTAGACGAATTTGACAATTTCTCAGGGGATGGTGAAGGCTTTGACGATCAGGTTGACTGCCTTGCAATGGCATATAACTTCGTCACTAAGGGACGTAAAGCTAGCCCCACCTGGGGTCGTTTCTCTGATGACAAGAAGATAGCAACAGCACCCCTAGACAAGCCTCGCGATAACAGACAAGTAACCGGCGTCGTATTCGGCAGGTAACAGACCCATGGTAGACACAATCACACCACCTACAGCAGACACAAAATCAAAGCTAGCCCAAACTTTCAAGGCGCTAACCTCAGTGTTATCTAGAGCGTCCCTCTTCGATAGGCTGGGAATTACACACGAAGGAGCTAGAAATCTCTATGAGGTCTTCGGCTATAAGAAGTCGCTGTCCACGCAAGACTACTATGACAAGTATCTTCGTCAAGACATTGCCGTAAGAGTTGTAGATGCTTTCCCGTCGGCTACTTGGGCAACCCCTCCTACCATCACAGGGACTCAAGCATTCAACAAGAAATGGAAGGAGATGAATACCCAGTTCAAGGTATTCACTGTTTTCCAAAGGCTAGACAGGCTATTGGGGCTGGGAGACTATGCCGTCTTGGTATTGGGGCTGAATGATAATCGTCCGCTCGAGCTACCTGCTAAACCCCGACAGGGCTTAGAACTAATTTATCTGCAGCCTTACGGACAGAACTCTATGCAGGTGCAGACGTGGGATGAGAGTCCTCAAAGCCCCAGGTTTGGACTGCCAGTCACGTACCAGCTGCAGTCAGATGACATCCAGACGCAATCTACTCCTCAGGTAGTATTCAAGCGTAAGCCTGTCTTTATCCATTATACTCGTTGTATCCATGTCGTAGAAGATCCTCTAGAGAATGAGGTCTTTGGAGTGGCCCGTCTACAGAGGGTCTACAATCTCCTCGACGACCTTCTGAAGGTATGTGGCGGTACTGCTGAGACCTACTGGATCACTGCTAACCGTGGTATCCAAGCAGATGTAGACAAAGACATGGCATTTTCCACTGAAGATGCTAAGGAGCTGACTGATGAGATCGAAGAATATATCCACAAGCTCCGGAGGGTGATTCGTACCCGCGGCGTGAAGATCACCTCCCTAGGGAGTGATGTCCCAGATCCTAGAGGTGTATTCGAC